CAATGTCAGGTTGGCCGTCACTTCGGTGACGGGCGCCTGGTATCCGGGAAGCTTGGCGGCGATCCAGGTCCATAGCGCTGACAGCGTCTGCACCCGCAGCGTGCTGCTGCCTTGGCCCACCCAGAATGCATCGGTGTCGCTCGCCGGTGCCGCCGCGGCGCCCTGGTCGATCGTTTCAGCGTTCAGCAGGTTCGCCAGTGTGATGGAATGGTCCGCACCGGCATGGCTGATGCCCACGAGGTCGGTCGCAGCCATCGTGGTGACCGCCGGCGCCTGCGTGATGCTGGTGCTGGATCCGGCCGCCCCCTGCGGACCCGTCGCGCCGGGCTGCCCGGCTTGCCCGGCTGGCCCTTGCGGACCCCGCAGATTGGTGCCGGTGTCGGTCCAGGCGGCAGCTTCCTTGGCAAACACCTTGCCGGTTGTCGCATTGAGGTAGCTGTCGCCATTCTTGCCGATGCCGGGCGCCGGATCGGCCGCGCCGACCAGGAAGCTCGGCTCGGTCGCACCGGTGCCGGTGGCGGCAATGATGCCGGTAGGATCGATCGTAATATTCTGCCCAGCCGAGAACAGACCGCGCAGCAAGCCAAGATCCAGCAGCTTGGGAGCGCCTGCGCTGTTGAGGACAACCTGGTCGGTGGTCTCGAGTGTCGGCTGAGGCGCGAACGCGGCGTGATCTGCCCCGTTCGCGCACAGCGTCGTTGCGTTGATGGCCAACCCGGTCCCGACCGAGACGGGTTCGGGGCCACCAGGCCCCATGCTTGTGCGCCCGAGCAGCGTGCCCTGGTCGGTGATTATGGCGGGTTGGGTGCCGGCAAGCAGCGAGCCGACGCTGACTGACCTGGCGCTGCCCCCTTGGCTGAGCGGTACCTCATCGGCGGCATTGGCCTGGGCCGCGGCCGGAAGCTGCGAGATTGTCGGCATTGCGTGAATCCGTACAAGAGAGAAGAGGGGAACGGACCGCCTGGCCGCAGGGCCGTATCGTCAGGCCAGAACCTGAGTGCCGCCGCAGACCGATATCCAGTGAGCGCCGTCGTAGAAGACCTCGACGCCAGTTCCCGCCGCGGCGGCCTCGCTCGGCTTGCGTCCGTTGCTGGCGAATGCCTTGGCACCTGCAACCGCGGTCGGGAGAGCGGCGACCGTGTAACTGGGCAGCACCGGCGGCGCCGCGAATCGCGGGTTGACGAGATTGGCGCGGAAGACCTCGCGCCAGGCGCCACTGCCATCCGCAACGATGTGGTAGCGGTCGTTCTGATGCAGAACCACGGGCGGGCAGTCGATCGTATCGGACCCAGCGGGGGCGATGGTGGCAGCCGCCGTGCCCAGAACGGAGAACGTGAAGCCTGAACCGGGAGCCATCGAGCTGGCAGCGGGCAGCGTGATCGTATAAGCTGATCCACTGCCCGCCAGAAAGACGATGTTGCCGGCTGCGGAACTGGTGAGCGTCGTAGTTCCGGCGCAGACCGTCTGCCAGCCGACCGCGATACCCTTGCCGACGATGCATGATTGGGTAGCCGCAGACCAGCGAAGCGAATTGGTCGTGTTGTCGAACGCCAGCCGATAGCTATTGGTCGGTTCGAAGGCAATCGCATGACCGGCGGCCATTTTAATCGCCGCGGCGCCGGTCATCTGCTGGGCGGCGGTCGTATCCAGCACCGCTGTCGAGAACGGAATCGCGACGCGGAACACGCTGTAAGCATAGCCTGAGGAGCCGGCCGCGAGATAAGCCCCAATGATGGTCGAAATCTGGACGGGGCTGCCGGTAGAACTGGCCTGGCCGACAACCAGGGACTGTATTGCTCGGTTATTTGCATCGTCGGCGCCGTTGCCGTACCAATCCATTTCGATGGTCAGCGCAGCGTTCACCGCACTTGAGGGCTGACCGGTGGTGTCCCGGTATTCAAGGCAGGCTGCCCACAACTGTGGCTGGGGCTGGCCGGTCGTCGTGGCTTGGCGGATCGTCTGGATGTAGCGCCCGACGTGCTGTGCCGGCGTCGCCGAGGACCCTGTCTGCGTGCCGCACCAGAGCAGGCGGTCCAGGCCGCCCCAAATGTAATTGTTGGGAGCACCGTAGATGATCGTGTCGGTGCGATCGTTGCAACTGACATAACCGGCCGTGCCGCCGCTGTGATTCGCGACGTATGCGGCATGTCGCACGGCGAAGTCGGTAGGCTGCGAGCCGCACCGGCTGGCTTCGGAACTGACGCTGCTATTTCCGACAACGATGCCGGGCAAAAAATTCGCGGCGGGGGTGCCTCCGGAGATTGCGCTCGCCAGCGAGGTTCCGTCCGGCAGCGTCGTTCCATCAACGGCCCACTTTACCAGCTTGGTAAGCGAGATGCCCCACGTGTTTGGATTCTGCAGCACCGTCACGCCGTTTGGCACGAAGATCACCGAGCCGGCGGGGGCCGCCTGATAGGCTGCCTTGAATGCCGCCGTATCATCGGTCGTGCCGTCGACCTTCGCGCTGTACGGCGCGGACTTGACGTTGATTTCTCCCGTCGTAGCGCCGCCGGCGGCATCGACGTATTGTTTCGTTGCTGCCTGCAGGGCGGACGTGGGATTGGCTGGCAAAGTCAGCGCGCCGGTCAGCGTCCCGCCGCCGAGTGGCAAGGCGGTCGCGACCTGTGCGTCCACATAGTGTTTGGTGGCGGCCTGGCTCGCAGCGGTGGGGTCGCTGGCCAGCGTCAAGACGCCCGTCAGCGTGCCGCCGCTCAGCGGCACCGCGGCGGCCACCTGGGTGTCCACATAGTGCTTGGTGGCGGCCTGGCTCGCTGCGGTAGGGTCGCTGGCCAGCGACAAAGCACCTGTCAGCGTGCCGCCGCCGAGCGGCAATGCGGTCGCAACCTGACCATCGACATAGTGCTTGGTGGCGGCCTGGCTTGCCGCGGCAGGGTCGCTGGCAAGCATCAAGGCGCCCGCCAGCGTGCCGCCGTTCAGCGGCAAGGCGGTGGCCACCTGCGTATCCACATAGCGCTTCGTGGCCGCTTGGGTGGAGGCGGTCGGATCGCTCGCGAGGGTCAGGAAGCCGGTCAGCGCGCCGCCGCTCTTGGGTAGCGCAGTGCCGAGCTGGGTATCGACATAATTTTTGGTGGCGGCCTGCGACGCCGCGGTCGGATCCGCCGCGAGCATCAGCGGTCCGGTCAGGGCATCGCCACTGCGCAGCACGCGCGCATCCGCGTATTGCTTGGTTGCCGCTTGCAGTTGCGACGCCGGGTCGGCGGCAAGCATCAGCGGGCCCGTCATGGTTCCGCCGGACTTCGGGACGGCCGTGGCAACCTGCGCGTCGGTGTATTGCTTTGTCGCGGCCTGCAGGGCACTCGTGGGGTCGCCAGCAAGCGTCAGCGCCCCAGACAGCGTTCCCCCCGTCTTTGGGACGGCCGTGGCAACCTGCGCGTCGGTGTATTGCTTGGTCGTGGCCTGCAGGGCACTCGTGGGGTCGCCGGCAAGCGTCAGCGCCCCGGCCAGCGTTCCCCCCGTCGTCGGGACCAGCGTTGCGACCTGATTGTCCACGTAGTTCTTCGTGGCGGCTTGCAGCGGCGCCGCGGGGTCGGAGGCCAGGGTCAGGGCGCCCGCCATGGTGCCGCCGCTGCTGCTGAGCGTGGACGCCGCATAGTCGGCGAGCCTGACCGCGCCAGATGCGCCGGTCGGTGTAACCAGCGTTTGCGAGGCGTCCACATTGGCAACCCCAGGCAAGCCGCTCATGAACTGGCCATACGTCACGGCGGTGTTCGTGCCGGACTGGCCGAGCGGCACGCTGTCTCCGGACGCTGGCACGGTTCCGGCCGGAAGCTGCGACACGGTGTAGGGAGCGGCCTGCGCCGACAGTGTCCCGTTGGCAAGCACAAGGTTGGCGCCAACGGCGAGCGTTTCCGGCGCGCCGGTGCCAGCGCTGCAGCGGCCCATCAGCGTGCCGGCGGCGATGGCGAGCTCCGGTTGCACGCCGGCCAGAACTTGCGCGCGCGTGATCTTTCGGGCGGTGCCTGCCTGGCTCACCATAAGCTCGTCGTTGTCCGAGGCTGCGGTGGCGGGCGCGAGCTGATCGATCGTCGGCATGCCTGACGGAACTCCAAACAGGAAGCCCCGCGCAGCGGTCGCTGGCGGGTCCGGTGATGCCTGGGCAGAATTTTGGTGCAGGGCGGCGAGGGATGCCGCCCACTGCTCAGGAGGCGGCGAGAACGGGGTTTCCGTTCTGATCGGTCAGCACGGCGCCGGTGTTGGTCAGAATAGCCGTCGCCGGCGCAATCGGGATCGACAGCTCCAATACTGGGAGCAGAATGCTGCGCTGTATGCTGCGGCCGTTCACCGTGGTGATCAGAATCGTTACGGTATAAACCGTGCCGGCCTGTCCGCCCGCAAGCCAAAGCACGACCACTGCCCCATCGGCAGTGACCTGGTTTACAACCAGATCGCCGGGGTTGCCTGGCGCTGTCGTTACGTCGAGCGTTGCGATCGAGTCGCCTTTGTTGCCGACCAGCGCTGGCGTAATATCGAACTGGTAGTCAAGAATATCCTGAGGATCCTTGGTCGGCCAGTTCAATGGCGGAGGCGCGGCTGCCGTAGATCCGCGCGGTACCGGAATGAACGCATCCAGGACGACCGTACGAGCGGTGCTCGGCTTCCAGACATGGGATGCTGGCGTCGGCATAAGCAAGGTCCCCGGAACGGTTGACGGGTCGTTTGATATCATCTCACTGCGCCGATGCGGCCTGACCGGACGAGGCCAGTGCTTGTAGCTCCGTGCTCAATGCGGCCATGCGCGCCTGTAAATCGGCGAGGCTCGGAATGGCAGCTTCCGGTGCGGAAGTTTGCGGACGGCTGAATGTCGTGCCGGCCAAGGTCCAACCTTCCGCAATGCCGGCGACGGCGGTCACGTCCAGCCAGGTCAGCTCGGGATGGAACATTTCGGCAATATCACCGGCTGTGGTCAGCAATTCCGCCACCACACCGTCCTCGATCCGCGCATACGTTTTCATCGCTACCATCTCACCACCACATAACCTGCGGCTCCCGGCGCCCCGTTGTATGGCGTTGCGCCGTTCGCTCCCGTTCCGGCACCCGCCGCGCCACCCCCGGGGAACAAGCCGGCGACGCCTGTGGTGCCGCTGTTCTGCATTCCCCCCATCGGCGCCGCTCCGCCCATGCCGCCCTGGTTCAACAACGCCCCCTGGCCGGCCGAGCCGCTGATGCTGACGTCGCCGCCGACGCCGTAGCCGCCAGGCTTGGCGCCGAACAGCGGATAGGCGGCTGTCGCGAGATAGTTCAAGCTGCCACCTGTCGCGCTGACGAATGCCCCGAAGCTCGACGTGCCGCCGGCGGTCGCCGCCGTGCCAGAGGTCGTTCCTGCAACGCCACCCGAGCCCACCGTTACGGGAACAACCTGGCCTGGCGACAGGCCGGTTATTCGGCCGCGCGCATAGCCGCCACCGGAGCCGCCGCCGCTTGGGTAGGTTGATGTAGAGGCGTAGCTGCCAGCACCGCCGCCCCAAAGCTCGACTTCAACCTGGGTGACACCTTGCGGCACGGTGAACGCACCGGATGCCAGGAAAGTCTGCACGCCACTGCCGAAGCCCGGGCGCAAGGCGGGGAGCTTCCAGGCGAGCAGGGGCGCCTGCGGATGCAGCACGATGTTGGCGGCGGTGATTGTGGTCTGAGCGTATCCGACCGTGACAACGTACAGCCCGGCCCAGCCGCTGTCCACGGGCGGAGTCGTCTGCGACCCGGTGGTTGCGGGTGCCCCCGGTTTCAACTGCAACTGAACGCGTTGGGACCTCAGTGTGTTCTGGGCAGCGCCCGAGTTGGCCGGGCCGCTATATGGCAACGCCGGGTTGGCTGCATTGTAGTATGGCAGAACGACCGGATTGGTATCGGACTCCAGCAGCGCGGCCTCAACCAGATAGTTGATCGATTGGCCGGACGTGGTGGGCGGGCTCAGCGTAAACGGGGTGGGCGCGAGATTGACGCCCATCTTGACCAATGGGCTGGCATTGTCAGCGGCCAGCGAGCCGAAAGGCAGCGGATCGAGGACCGAGAATTGCGCGATGCTGCCAGGCCCGATGTTGATCGTCATCGAGGCGGGTGCGGTGGGACTGCAGGCAAGCCCGTCGGCGACAGTGCCTGTGCCGAGTGTTGCCTGTGCCAGATAGCCCAGCGCGACCATCGCGTTCCGGTTGGTCGTCAGCAGGTCGGTGTCGAGCGGAATGCTTCCGGGATAGACCAAATTCCTGTCCATTGCGTCCTCTTTGCGCTGCAGCGGGCGCGCTCAATTGGCGATGCGTAGCCAGCCGGTCGTGGCGATGGGAAGCACGCTGGCGGCTGCCGCGTTGATGTCCACGTCGGTCACCTGGCCTTGCAGCATCGCCAGATTGCCGTATTCAACAGCGCCTTTGTTGTATCCGCCGCAGCCACTGCCCCAGCCGGCGACGAAGGCGATGCCGGAGCCGGCCGGCCGATAGGCCGTCACGAAGAACTGGAACGGGAGATTAAGACTGCCCCAGCCGCCCGCCGCGCCATAAGCCAACCCGGACCAGCCGCCGCCAGCCGCCCCGTACGCTCCGGTGTCGGTCGCGCGGGAAGGCTCGAACACGATGGGGGACCGGCCGGTGAGGTCCTTCAGCACGCCTATGACGGCGGCCCGGGTCCCGCGTTCGCGGAGCAGTTCCGCCATAATGCGCCGCCGAAACGGATCATCCGCCTGACCTGCCCGGCGGACGAGTCGCCGGCCAAAATAGTCGCGGGCGATGACGTCAAGCCAGACGTCGGTGGCGGTGGCGATGCGGGTTTGCGCAGTTACATACTGCAGCGTCTGATAGACCCACGCCCATGCGCAGCCAAGACCGGCGAGCACGCAATCGAGGAGAGGGGTTTCATCGGCAAACCATCCGCCGGGCAGCACGACCTTGAGCCGCGCTACGATGTCGCTCTGGTCACCCGTCATGTCAGGCTACCGCAATCGTTCCGGCCTTGAGCACTCCCGAGGCCGGGGGCACGAGGTCCGCGGTGCAGCCATTGATTTGCATCTGGCTGACGTTTGTGACTGTCGGCGACGTGGCGTAGGCGATCTGAGCGATCCGGGTGAGCGCGAGGGGCGCGCCGATCGGCAGGGCATCGACATAGCGGGAGATCGCGTTCGCAACCGCCGCCGTAACGGCGGGTGAAGCACCGGAAGATCGTCCCAGCGTCACGCTCACGTTTGCCTGCAAGACGCTGGGAGGCTGAACGGTAAAGATCGACCCCACCGGGCGCACAGCTTCGACGGCGGTGCTGATGGTGCTGAGCAACGATGCCGGCGGCGATCCGGAGCCGTCGTCAACAGTGACGACGAAGCTCCCCATCTGCGGAATTCCGGCGGGGTTTAGATTCTCCGCGATCGCGTAGGCCAGGCCTTGCTGAACGCTCACGACCGCGTAGCCGACGGCGTCAGGTGTGGCCCGTGAGCGGCTGGCGATGAAGTTGCGGAACCGCGACCGAAGGGCATCGTCTGTCTCCGCGTCGAGCCCATTCTGCAGCGGAGCGGGGTTCGTCACGGTGTCGATGCCAGGCAGCGCCGAGGCAAGCATTGTAATCGCTCCGGCCTGAACATTGCCGACGGTACCGGCAATCTGAGCGGCAATCGGAACGTTCAGCGTGGCAACGCCAGTGGCCAGGGCGTAGCCGTTCTGTGACGGGGACCACGCTGGATTGGTTGGGTCGATGGTAACCGCGAACGTTTGTGACCCGTCTGCCGTGCGCACCAGGGAGGCCGCGGGAATCAGCGCCTGGCCCGTAGCCGTGTAGCGCGAGAAGGCCGCGATACCCGTCGCCGCACAGGCCGGCAGTCGCTGCAGCGAGAAGTCGGCCATCCAACTGTCCAGATCCGGACCGCTGCTGGTTGCGGCCCGCGTCATCTGCAGAACCTGCAGGATCAGCCACTGCATCCAAAGCGCGACTGACGCGTTCGCTTCGAGGATTGCGCGCAGCGCCGAGCCGACGGTGAGATCGACAAGCTGCGATGCCGCCGACTGCACCGCTGCAGCCATGTTCTGTACCAGTGTCGTGAAGGTCTGAAGCGAAAGCTGCATGATTCACCCGCCGATCGAAAAGGAAAGAAGCTGGGTCTCGCCAGTGGGCGCGTCGACGTAGCGGATGTGGACGTAAATTGTCCCGGCAGCGGCGTTCGGCGGACCCTGCACGTCGATGACGGGCTCCGGCGTGCGTGCCACCGCCGACTCCTTGAAGATCTGGCTGCGAATGACGGCCCGGATCTGCGACGCATTGGCGGGCTGGCCGACGAAGCGGCCCAAACCGGCGCCGTAATCAAGTTGCCAGATATAGTCGCCAGGGTTGGTCAGCAGCCGCCGCAGGACGCGCTGCTGGGCGAGCGTGGCGCCCGAGGCGAGGGCGAGATCGCCGGTCGGTCCGGCCAGCAGGTCGGAGCCCCATTGCTGCGACAGATCGCTCATCGCGGCCTAGTCCTGCTGATTGGGCGTGGTGGTCGTTCCGCCGCGAGAATCAATGTGCGTGTGCGAGTCATAATGACTGCGCATGCGCGACAAGGAGCCCTTCGAGTCGTAGATGTCTCCGCTGACGTGCAGGTCACCCTGGACCTGCACCGTGCCGTCGTTGCAAAGTTTCAGGAAAGTCCCGGTCTGGTGCACCAGCCAAATTTCGCCGGCCGGCGTCGCTGGCGGCGGCTGGCTGTTTGAATAAGTCCCGCCGATGATGACGCCGTGCTGGGCGTCGCCTTCCTGGGACAGCACCACGACCTGGTTTCCCGGTGAAGGAGGACAGATCAACCCCCAGCCGGCGCCTGTCCAGGCCGATAGCACCGGCAGCCAGCCGCTCAGAACGCCTTCCGGCTGCAACGTGACGCGAGCCGCGGCGGTGGCCGGATCGTACGACGTGACCAGACCGAACCGGGGCTGCGCATGTCCCTGGTCCAGGATGCCCGCATGGCGTTTGAGGGCGTTGACAACGCGGTCCATCGGTTCAGGCTCCGCTTCCGTTGCTGAGGTTTGACAAGCCGGCAGCGCCGCCGGCCGAAGACATGTTCTTTGCGCGGACGCGCTGGACAAATCCGCATCCGACGCCGATCCGGCGCTCGATGGTGTCGACGAAATAGCTTTGATCGAATGCCGTCCCGGTTGCGGTCAGCGTGATCAGGCTGCGCGGCGTCAGCGTGAGCTCGCCGGGCATCGTCAGGTCGATGACCCGCTCGTGCTGTGCCAGCTCCGCGAGCTTGCGCTGGGCGAGATTGAGCGCCTGGTCCGGCGTAAGATTAGGCTGGACGAACACGTAGGTCTGGGGCGGGCCGCCACAGTCGGACGTGCCAGCCAAAGTTGCCGTTTCGGCGAACATCGTCTGCTGCCGCGCATTCCAGCTTTTCACCGTCACCTGAATACCCCGCGCCAGCGTCAGGCAGCGTTCCATGCGCAGATCCACCAGGTCGGTCGGCGCCACGGACAGGACGACATCGGGCGTCACGAAGGCGGGTTGGAAGTTCAACGTGCTGCCGCTGACAAAGACATCGAACCCCTCCAGTCTCGCGAGATTGCAGAGCAGGTCCCATTCGGTCGTCATGAAGCTGAACTGGTCCAGCGTGATCTGATCGTGCTCGTTCTGGTAGTAGCGGCCAACCGGTGTTGTGGTGGCGCGGACGTTCGGAGTCAGCCCATGGCGTTGGGCAAGGATTGTGGCGATCTCGCTTGCCGTGCGATTGGCAAATGCCTCCTGCGTCCGGGCCTCGATCATCGCCGCGCCGAGATCGCGGCCCTCCAGGTGCACCAGCCCCGTGGCGGGGTCGAGCGAAACCTTGTCCACATTCCCTCGAATGAGACTCGTGAAACTGGCACCGCCATCCAGGCTGAACCGGATATCGACCGCGATCGTGTCCGTTGACGACCAGAAGGCGCTGCCGAACGCCGGATCGCCGGCCAGCGCCGCGGTCGCCCTGAAGCGGTCCGCCGCGTAGTGGTTGTTGGCGATCACTTCGGCGTCCGTAACGGAACTCAGCACGGCGCCGTTCACCAAAGCCAGAAGCCGTGGCGCGCGGGACTCACTGAGCAGCAATTCCGCCGCCTGCGTTCGTGTTGACGTCCGGGATGCGGAGGGTCATGACGCCGGACAGCATGGGGTCTGCCAGGCCGTTCAACTGCGCGATCCGTAACCACTGCGTCGCATCGCCAAGCTCCCTCGCGGCAATCTTGAACAGGTTTCCACCAGCCAATGTGATCGTCTTCATGATTCAGGTGCTCGCACTAGCCAGATTGGCGGAGGCACGGCCGAGATAGGCTTGAGCGGCCGCCAGGCTGGCGAGCCGCTGCGCCGTCCCGGTCGCGGTCGTCAGGGCCGCAATCCCAGCTTCGGCCGATCCGCTTCCGCTGAAGGTGAGGCCGCTCATCGTCGTCTCCGAGGACTGCACTGCGCCGGCGAGGGTTGTCTGTGCGCCGGCAAGGCCGGATTGGGCCGCGGTGTAGGCGCCGGTTTGCTGCACCGTCGCTTGCGGAGCGCTGATCGCAGCTTCGGCGCCGGACAGATCCAGGCCAGCGGTCGATGCAAGCGCTACTGCGTTAACGACGTCCGCAACGGCGAGGATGGCCAGCGATGCCACGGCATCGATCAATGCGGCGGTTTCGTCTCGTACGACCGTGCAGGAGAGCTGGAACGGAATCCACCAGCTATTCTG